TACCGCTGCCGCAGCCGCAGCAGCCCCCAATGCAGGACCGACGAAAGGTATTCCTGCCATGGCCTTATATGCTTCCATGGCCGTAACGGCAGTAGTGGCCGTAACCTGCAATACAGCAGCCGCAAATTGCTTGTCCGCATATTTCTTTTTCACCTGATTGATAGCTTCTTCCTTTTCTTCTTCCAATTTGGTAGTGTCCTTGCCAGCTTTCTTGGCAGCCTTGATTTGCTTGTCATATTTACGGCTAACTTTACTAATCTCTGCATCCTGAAGGGCATTAATAACTTGGCTGGCAGCAGAGGTAGCCTGACCAACTACATCTAATGCAGCTTTAGCCTTATCTATTCGCTGCTGTTCGCGTTCCTCTGCAATCCGGGCTTTTTCATCCTGATACTCTTCAAACGTTATCAAGTCCGCATCATACATCGCTTTCAAAAGCCTATTCTTTTCCTTAAAAGAAGAAGTATTATCTATATCCTGAAAACCGTTCTTACGCTGTTTTTCTTTATCAGCCTGTTTATCCTCATAATCCATATCCTGCAATTGGGTATCAATACCTGAAGTATCCTCCCCATATGCAGCCAACATGTCTCTCCGGTCATTCAGATATTGACGTTCCAACTCTTTCAGCTTCTCCAGATAATCCGCTTCCCGTTTAATATCCCCCGATATATAGGCTTGTTTCAATGCTGCCCGTTGCGCCTGGAACTCTTCATCAATAACGGCCAAATTATCATTCTGCGAATTTTTTCCGGCATCCTTAGCGGCTTGCGTCAACCTATCAGCCTCGGCAATCATCTTATCATAAATCTGCCCTTGAATATCCGAAGCATCCTTACCGAATTTTACCAACAATGCCTTGCGTTTCAATAAATAGGAAACTTCAATTTTATACAGTTCCTGCTGGTACTTTTCTTTCGTCATTTTCTCATCATCCAGCAGTTTCTGTTTTAACAGGTTCCGCTCTTTCTGCATATCCTCTTTCAGTTTTTCCATACGGGCTTTCAACTCTTTTTTCTGGGTTTCTTCATCCGCTTCTCTCCCATGCCCATTCCCTGTACTGCCCGGAGTAATAACAACTTCCTCCAAAACATTTGCCTTATTCTTGGCAGAGGGCTTGTTTATGAACGGATTCATTTCCGCCTTCACCGCAGTGATACGCTTAGCCGCCTTTTCAACGACTTCAACATAATCCTGAATCTCACCCTGTATCTTTGGGATATCGCTTCTATCCGAATAATATTTCTCAAGGTTCTTGGTAATGGCTTTCGCTGTATTTTTAGCAGTGTTACCGGCAGCAATACTCTTATCCGTAGCTACGACCATTTTTTGAAGGAAATCATCTACCTGTGACTGAGGCAATGTACCAATGAGGGCATTACGGACATCGTTCATCTCATCAATCTTATCCGTCATACTCTCATTCTGAATTTCGTCACTCTTCTCCTGAAGGACCTTCCTCGCCAAATTGCGGTCCATCTCTGTATTAATATCCCGATAGGCCTGCTCTATATCCTTCAGGGACGAATATTCATTAAGCAAATAAGGAAGATACTGCCCATATTTGGTATTTATTTCCTCTATCAACTCTTTCCTGCGCTTTGTACCTTCCCCGGCTGCTTTAGTCGCATCAGTCAATTTGCGTAATTGACTACGTTCCTTTTCGCTTTGCGCCAAAAAAGAATTAACGGCTTTTTCCGCATCTGAAGTGCGGGTCGCAAATTTGTAAATAGCTACCCCCGCTCCTAATGCCAGGGAAGCCAATATACCCAAAAGGTTGGCTTTACTGGCCGCATTGAAAGCTTTCATCGCAACTGTCGCCCTCTTAATGTTACCACTCAAAGCATATTTGGCAGCACTCAGCAAAAGGGTTCCGCTCCGGGATGCCCGTGTTGTGATAATATTCTTCTTTTCCTGCAACCACTCCAATGTCTTTGCGGCCGTCAAACGTTTCGTCCACAATTCTTGCGCTTTAACCGCTGCGGTGTATGCAGTTATTACAGCAATCGACGACAATATGATTCCCTTATACTCCGATAGGATAGAAACAAGCGCACCTAACCCTTTCACCGTCATGCTTCCGGTCGTAATCATATACTTCATTACAGGAAGCAGCTTCTCACCTAATTCTACCCGTACATTCTTAAATTTCTCTTTCGCCTTATCCAATCCTGCCTGAACGGTATTATTCTGCACATTATACTCATTGGTAATACTCGTTCCCTCACGGAAGGCATCATTCGCAGTTTTCTGCTCCTTACGTACCTTTTCAACGTTTCCAGCCAAAGCACTAATCACTCCGGCAGCTTCCGCACCGGAAAGCTTCATTTCCTTCAGTATAGGAGCCATCTTATCCATACCACCGAGTTTACCCAAACTTTCCAGGAAACGAAGAAGCGCTTCATTGACATCTGTGTCAATAAGCGTGGTAAACTCTTCCACGTCCATTTTAGCAAGCTTGGCATACTTCGCCGGTTCCTGATAGATTTTCAGAATCAACCCTTGTAATGCAGTACTTGCCATTTCACTACGTAGCATGTTCTGGTCAAGCGCAGAAGCAAACCCCAACACATCAGTAATCGTCAATTTGGCCTGCTTAGCCACACCGCCCATGCGCGCAGCAAACTCTATCAGATAGGGTTCTGCCGCCGAAGAATTTTGGGCAACGGTATTCACAGCACTACCGGTAGCCAGCATATTCTCACGAAGTGTCCGGTTTGCATCCCCAAACATCTGTGACAATTTGCCGATATTCTTTACTGCATCTTCCCCCAGGTCCTCTCCTAAAGCGACATTAATCTGATTGGCAGCATCCACAAAATCCAATACACCCTTTTTACCGGTGATGCCCAACCGCCCAGCATCTCCTGCCAAAGCGTTAAGCTTTTCCCGTGGTGTACGGGTATCCATGTGCTTGAACTCCTCATTCAGTTCCGCCACTTCTTCCTTTGTCATCCCGGTATACTTGATAACCTGGCTCTCCGCCTCCTGCATCTCCGCATACTCATCAACACATTTACGGGCTGTCAACACGACTCCGGTCAACGAAGCTACGGCGCTGGTTCCAATAGCAGCATACCTGTTAAACCCGTCCGCCACTTTTGAAAGGGAAAAACGGGTATCACGCGCCTGCACCTCCAGCTCTCTCATACGCTTTTTGGTCAACAGGTAATCCTGACGCAAAGCCTTCCATGCTTCAGTTCCGGGAATAGCCTTATCCATTTCCCGTTTGAGTTGTGAAGCCCCTTTACGCAGTTCAGCGTAAGACAACGATGTCCGTACTCCTTCTTTACGATATTCAGCCAGGCTTTTATTCAATTCATCCTGCCTTTGCTTGAGTGCCTTATACTCATCAGAGTTTTTCTTGCCCTCCGCAGACAGCTTATCCATTTCCGCCCTTACAGCCGCTATCTGTTCTTTTGTTTCCGCAAACTTTGTTTTGGCTTCCGAATTATCAATCCGGATTGCCATTCTAAAATCATTTATGCTTATCGCCATACCTATACTACTTTACCAAGACAAAGGTATCCTGGCGATTAACTATGAAAAAGGACATATAAAAGAGACTGCTCCATAAAAAAAATCCCGGCTATCCTCACAGACTACCGGGTACTTCTTACTCAGACAAAAACTATTCATCCAGCCAACGGCCATTGTCCAACCAGACACCACCGTCACGCCATTTGCCATCCGTCAATATCCACCGTGACAACGCTTCCGTATCACTTATGGAAATCGGATAGAACACACCTTCCCAGGCTCCTTTCCGTCCGGACGCATCAATCATATATGTACATTCTTTGCAAACAAACCGTTTATTGTGTATAACAAAAACACTCCGTATGTCATAAATATTCGGGTCGTAACAATGGAATGTAAACTTCTTCTCTCTCTTTATATCATAATCCTCTTTATACAGATGCTCTGAAATAACCTTCAGCTCCATTGACTCCCCCGCCAGGCTCATCTTCGCATCGTCCATACCTGAATACGAAGAGTGGAATATCAGTCCCTTATTGAGTATGTTGTCCGTATATACGGTCGGATACGGGTCTGAGTCCGGTCTACGCAAATAGCCGGTCTGTTTCTTAATGCCTGTATAAAAGCCCAAATAAACCGTACTCTTTGACGTATCATCCTCATAATTATTATTCTTGATATAATCTTCAATACCCTGAGAAGAGGTGCTTTCCTCTACATTCTCATCCGAAGCTGTCAAGTCACCGGCACTATCCAAGATCGGAACAATACGCAATACATTTGCATAGGTAACACGCCCATCCAGTTGTACCGTAGTCTGTTTAATCGGTACTGCCCCATGCCGTACCGGTATCATCTCCAACGTAACGAAATCCCGGCCGGCATCATAGACCAAATCCGCATATTCATTGACCGGACATCCCCGATATAAGGTATGCGGTTTTCCGCCTATATCCTCCTTCTCAAAGGAAGTCCTGATGTATTCTATCCCTGTGCTGGTATTCGTAACCAGCTCCATACCATTTGACTTATTAGCAAAGAAATCATGTACCGCAGCTATCCCGACCACATTTTTTCTTTCCGCCATCTCCATCAATGCGTCCGGCAATCTCCTTTTTTTGTAATACTCACTATCCGGCAAATCATATTTCACATTCCTGATACCGATATTCACTTCTTCCTCCTCGTCTTCCGTTTCCTCGACGTACTCGTCCTTCACAGAAGACAAATAGGCTACCGGCGGAGCTACGTAATAATTTGCGGAAAGCATTATCCTGACGCTCTTTTTCCGGCTATCTATAATAAAGAGGATACCATACAGTTTTTCAACTTCTTCCAAAAACTCCTTCACAGTCCAGCCGGGAAACATCTTGGCGTATTCCGTTGTCTGTTGGGCATGGATAATCAACTGGTATTTCCAGGGTGTATCGGTAAACTGGTTCTCTACAATCTGATAGCCAAGTGCCTGTATCATCTTCTCCATGACAGTAGCCATATAGGGCATCGGAATATATATACCGTCTGCAACCTCTTTAAAAGAGAGTTCCGTGTACACCCCTGCCTTTTCCCCGGATTTTTGTTCTGTAAGATAATATTCGAGTTCGAACGGATTAATCATGGTTTCTCCGGCCAACACGGGCGGAAGATTATATTCCACCTCCGGATACATCTTATCCAGTAGCCTATTCTTACGTCCGGCAGACGGCATGGGAGCACTACCCATATCCAAAGAAGAAACCAGCTTGTCAGAACCGATAAAATAGTTGAGTTCCGAGTTCCCCGATGCTATCTGTATGGAAACGCTCTTCTCCGTCCATCCCGTAATCACTTCAGTACCGTCACAGAACACACGGTTGTCCGCTATCAGTACAGCCCTCCGTTTGGTCTTTACTTCCTTTATGGAGTTAAGCCTATGCAAATGATTATACAACCGGGCATTAACGGCATTGGTTAAAGCCAGTTCTATATCATAGGTATATTCCCCATTCTTGGTAAAGAACGGATTTTCACGCTTCACCTGTATCTCAACAGCCGCAGGCAACACTACCGATACCCCATCTATAAACAACTCAGTCATATCAATCTACCAGTTTCAGGCCAATACTCAGCCCATTAAACCCACCAAAAACATCATACTCCCATTCGGTCAGCATTCCATTTGCCGGGCTCAACTCGCCACATACGAAGTCCATTGCCAGCAATTCTTTCTTTACCAGTTCCATAATACGTTGCAACAGCGCATAATGCTGCAACTCTTCCTCATCCATTTCTTCCCCTGCAGGAACTTTCTCCAGCAGAAACAATAGTATCTGGTTGGATTCCTGATGGCAATCCATCCCGCCTTTCAACTCCGCATCCGGAAAATTACCACATAGCCAGATACCCTCCGCATCCTTCAGCTTCTTCTGCAAATGCCCTTCCCGTACTGCCAGTTTAATCCCCTCAATCGGTTTTTCCGACCTGACATTGACACGCTGCCTGATTTCCAGCAGCATCTCCCTGTATCTTACAATATCAATCATAGCCTATCAAATTATTCTGCTCCGGATCAGCCAGCCGGAAGCTGAACTCCACTGTTTTCAAAACACTCTTGCGAAATTCCCGTTCAAACTTCTGTTTGGTTATCACAATCGGCAACCACTCATTATTAACAAGAATGCCAGCTTCCTGACAATTAAGCAGGTTATGCCACAGCTTATAATCGCTTTGGAAGAATATACGCCCGCTGTTAACCGTATATTCATCCGTAACCTTAACACCGAACTTTCGGTCTACCCCATACATGGCAGCCATATCACTTTCATTATTTCCTGCCATTTTCAGGCCACCGGTAGCAGTCAGTGTCTCCGGCATATCATATACGTTTTTAAAGCGGAAGCACCATGCTTCAGCATAGCGTGTCCGGTCTATGACAAACAGCAGGGAACCGCCTGATACCTCCACTTTGTATTGAAGAATGTCCGGCTTCTCAAACAGAGAGGAAACGACATCCGGACTCGTATCGAACGTATAAACCCCATCATCGTAACTGCCGGCAGCTACGAAACGGTTTTCCTCTGTTCCGTCATCCCAATAGGCTGTCACATTCATCCCTTTCTTTCCGGACGCATCGACCGGGAAACCGCTTACATATTCCTTTGCTCCAGGATACGTCACTTTCCGGTTTACCTCACTCAAACAGCCCGGAGCTTCCGCATCTTTCCGGGTGACCAAACGGCTGAACATGACAAAACAAGTCATATCCTCCACTCCATTGATAAGAAACGTGAAGTCTCCTGCCGCATCTGTCTGGATCGTATTCTCCCCGGCACACCATACTCCCCACAAAGCGAGTTCACAGAACTTGCCCAATCCACGGGTACGCACCTTAAAATCGGCATCCGGGGAATATTCCTCTTCCAAAACAGTCTTCCCGCCATACCTCACGGAAAAGGTTATAGTACTGTCCGTATCAATAATGTACTCACGCATGGTCGCGCAGAACTCCCTTGGCTTAGGTCTCTGTATCACATTCATAACCGGCAGTATTTATTCCGTTCATCATTTTTTGGAAGCAGATCATACACCGGAATTATCCCGTCACGTACCCGCTTCATTTCATCCAACCAAACAGCAGCATCGTCCTCCATCCATTCCGCTACCCGTACAATATCATCCGTATCGGCTATCCGGCTGTCCGCCATTCCGTTTTTTGCCATATAGCCGCGTATCACCCCACTGGGAAATATACGGAGCGGAAGACGACGTAAAGCTGCCGCCATAGCAAACAGTGCAACAGCCATACATGCCGCATAATGTACATCACTCTCCGGAACCGCTTTTTCTGCCAGCAGTTCATCCCATCCGTCACCATAGGCACGTTCCACCTTCAACCGCTGAGCTTCACGAATGAACGGTACAAGCACGAGAAACGTGCGCTCGCTCTTCTCTATCGGGAAATACATGTCAAAGGAGTTTCCATTACGAATGATAAGCCGCTGAGTGAGCTTATAGGTATCCGTCTGCATCCATTCCTGAAGCCCGGTTTTGTTCAGATACCGGATGAGCGCATCCACGGAACGATAATATTCCTCCAGATGTAACGCGTCGTCACGGTCAAGCTGCCATTCCCAGGGAAGCTTTTCACTGTTATCCGTTGCCATCTTGAACTTACGGCCATCATCTTCATGACTGAGGTCGTTCTTCTGGTACATCCGGAGTGTTGCCATTATGGCAATCGGCCGCTGAACCTTCCTTACCAGTTCATTATCCTCTCCGTTCTGATAATATTTTTCAGCCAACTGCATAACCGGTTCACCAATCAATACGGTAAGTTCTTCAGTCGCAACTTCTATGTCTCCGGAAATCTTGGAAAAGGAGTTATTGGCATAATAGCTGCCTGTGAGTTCCCGCAGTTCCTTAGCACCATTTTTGTTCTTATTGAATATCATATAATTATTGTTTAAGATTCCTTATCATTTCATCCGCCCGCTGTTTATCGTCCAGCAGCTTCATCATAACCCGTAGCAGTAATGTATCGTCAGTAGCATCCGCATTGCCGAAGATTCCGCTTTCGGCAACTGAATAAAGTACACTGTTCATACCCAGACTTTGAGCGGTTCCTGGCTGTACATCCGAACTTTTCCTGCTCCGTTCAAATACCGGAGCGAAGCAGAGTTCCAACCCGTCGATGATAAAAACTCCGGAAAACAAATATTCACAAAAATAAGCGAACCAGGCGTAAACGCCCCATTGCACCCATTCAGGCATATCACGCACCAACCCCATATAACGGGACATATACTGCACACGGAACGGTTCGCGTAGGATACACCCCTTATCCTTGACCGGTTTCCGGTAGAGAATGGCGCACAATGCACGAAGGTCGGTAGCATCCCGGCCTGCATTGTACTTGTTCATCACGGCCACCGCCTGACGAAATTCCCCAAAAGTCAGGTCAGATCCATGGCTGGCCGGACCACGAAGATACCGCCACACCGGAAGAAGATTCTCCGTACTGTCATAAGTCAGTTCAACGGCGTCTTCTCCAACCTTCCACATCCAGCCCAACGTAGCCGCCAATTTATCAACCAACAGCATATCCTCCACTTTCGATTTAAAACGATACCCTCTATTCTTCAGAACATAGGCACACCACTCACGTTTCACATCAAGTAAAGCCACTCCCGGCTGTTTCATCAGCCTGCTGCGTATCTTGAGCAAGTGAAGCCACTCCAACGGCTTCACTTCTTCCCAACAATCCGGAAAATCAATATCCTTCTGTTTCATAATTCCTATACCTGATTAGTCGGTCTGTCCGGGGCCGACACGTTATCTTCCTTATTTATCACTTTCCGATAGATACCGAGGAAAATTCCTTTCTTATGCGGGAAGTTTATCCGTATGGCATCATTGATAGCCTCCAGTGCAATTTCTTCCGGTATCTGTGTATCCGCACCGTAGAATATCTTGAGGGCATACAACATCTGGCTTCCGCTGTCACTCTTGCCGTCAATAATGATATTAGCCAATGCAGGGGAAAGCCCAAAACCGCTGGTCGTAGAACTATCTGCAATCCGGGAAATCTTCGCCTGTGCCTCGATGTATTTGTCGATATTCATTTCAATCGGTTCTATCTTCCAACTCTGCGTATGTCCTAAATCATCCATGAAATCCACGCAGCTAAAGAACTTACCGGCATTCTTCTTGCCCGCCATGACATCCGCAATAATCTCAGTCAGTTCGTCCTTCAATCTTTCCATTTCCTTCTGAATCTTCGCTTCATCCCAATCCTCGTGCATGGTCATAATCAGTTCACGCTTCTGATTCCAGTACTCTTGAGGACTGTGTACCACATAGGCAGCGGCAATCATATTCTCATTCAAATGACGAATGATTTCCGGCAGATTATTCGCATTCTCAAGCCAGGGAACTGAACCATAAAAACAGGAAATGGCATACATGCTCCTACCGAAACTACGCATGCAGTGATATTTGACAGCCGTCTCATATTTGGTCGGGTTCCATTTGTCAAACTTCGGATATTTACGAAAAGTCCGGCTCCGGAAAGATTCAAAATCGCCTGTGAGAAACTCTTTCACGTTTTCCAGCCGCCGGCTGTCATCATCCGGCCAAACCAAACGGGCCTCCCCGCTGTGCAGGGATTCCAGCCGCTGCACCCATGGCCGGCCGATACGCACTCCCTTGCCCATATAGTACTTGGTAAAATGCCCGTTCATGTGCGTATATTCCACCAGATTATTACGAATATATTCCTTATAATCCCAGCTATCCAACCACTGTTGAATTTCATCATCCTCCAGCCATTCCTGGATACGTTCATTATTCTCAATCCTCACCCGGTAGAGCATCGGCCCCTGACCGTACAGCAGTCCTGTCTTACGGTCCAGAATGCCAGGTCCCAGGTTATTTTTCTCCAGCAAATCACGGATCGCATTCGGCATGTTATTATCCGGGCCCCAGGGAACTACCCGAACCCCGGCTACCGTCACAGGCTCACCGTCCCAATCCTGCGTCCCTGCATCAAAGAACTGGCTCATGCTCTGACTCCAGTTCATATTAATGGCATATTGCCCGGCAGCAGTATCCACAAAGCTGAAATTACCTATCTTCTTTTTTATATCACTCATAACTATGTATTAATATATATTCTCGTTGTATTCACAAGCAGGGTCCCGCAGTACTTCTTCACAATCTCCACCAGTTCCGGAATATGCTGTTCAATAACAGGATTAAACCAGGGCTTCGGTTCTCTCTTCCATTCATTATCCGTCGTTTTGGTGAGAATGCGCGTACCATTCTCCATATTGTACCCCTTACCGACACCCAAATGTACATACACGCCTTCAGCTTTAAAACCAAACCCGATACTGGTTATCTCCTGCCCGTCCATAGGTGTCTTACCATAGTGACGATAATTCTGCTTCAATGACTTGGAAAGCTTCTTATCCGTATCAATCCAGCGTGCTACGGATAACCGCAGCGCATCGTCGACCTTTTTCCCCCATGCTTTCACATTCGCATTAAATTCAGCAACCGCCTCTTTATTCTGCTGACGCTCGAACTGCTGCGTATAACCGGCATCTCCCTCGATAACGACATCAAGCGGATAACGGTTACCGAAGAAGTTGCTTTTGCTCCGCCAGCTTCCACGGTTCTGCCCCTGCATCATTCTTTCTGCGTGTGCTCCCATTGCTATACAATTAATCCGATGCAAAGGTATCCTGAAGCATTCTTAAGAAAAAGGACATAAAAAAAGCCGGCTATCTTCACAGACCGCCGACTTTCCAAAAAAAAAATGTAAAAAAAAATGTTTCTTCAAATTCTAATAAATATCTGTCACGGAAAACTTGGCCAAACCGCCGTTTGCACCAGTCAGAATATTACCGTTATCATCCGTACAGGAAGCTATGTGGCGCATAATATAATCAGCTTCGCTCATACCTCCGGCCAGTACCGACAAGGCATCCTTCCGCGAATAATCTATCGTAGCCTTAACTGTATAATGAATATATTTATTCTGGCATGGTATCTCCACATCAATACAGTTGTCTGAAGGCTCTATTCCAAACTCCGACCGCAATTCCTCTATCTGTTGGAACAATGCACTCAATCCATCCGATACCGGAGCCTGAAGCTGATACTCTATTGTGTATATATTCTTGCTATTCTGTACAGCCTCATTCATCTTACGCCTCCTTTCTGTGCCAATTCATAATACTTGCCTCCCTTTATGACTGTCATGCCCAGTCTGGGATTACGCTCGTATATCTCCATAAGTCTACCCCTAAGGAAACCTTTTTCAAAAGTAAGCTGCTGTATTTCGCTGTAATATCGCTTATTTTCGCTTTCCAGGAATGCGATGTATTCGTCCTTAGTCATTCTTTCCCCCCTTTCCGGCATTTCTTTGCCTTATAAACGCACAAAGCAGTAACTACAAACAAAGGTGGAAATATAAACCCTGTACAAGCTGAAAGGATAGCGCCGAAATACCAGCGGTCAGAAGAACCCTGTAGTTCGCAGTCTGGAGCCAGGCTACGATAATAGCGGCTTTGCAGGTTATTGACTTGCTCATTCAGAGCATTGACACGTTCGGGTATATTTACCCCTGAGGATTGCGGTACATACAATACACCTGAAGTTGTTTTTTCATTTTGGAAGTCATTAAAATGAAACAATATGTAATAAAAGACGGGAAAGGGAACTTCTCCCAAAAATCAGAAAATCTATAAACAAAAAAGTTCCGCTTTCCCGTTGCACTCCACCTTGAACAGGCAGTGGGCGCATTAACGCTCCACACGGGGGTCGGAACTTATATGTTAACCATTGGACATAAAAAATGCCAACGGCAAAGTTGGCGAATCTCTCCGCCTGTTCAAAATGGAAGTCACTGCAAAGATGGCGATTCTTTCTGAATCTACAAATTTTTAAAGAAAATTTTTTAAGGATGGCACCGAAATACCAGCGGCCAGAAGAACCCTGTAGTTCGCAGTCTGGAGCCAGGCTACGATAATAGCGGCTTTGCAGGTTATTGACTTGCTCATTCAGAGCATTGACACGTTCGGGTATATTTACCCCTGAGGATTGCGGTACATACAATACACCTGAAGTTGTTTTTTCATTTTGGAAGTCATTAAAATGAAACAATATGTAATAAAAGACGGGAAAGGGAACTTCTCCCAAAAATCAGAAAATCTATAAACAAAAAAGTTCCGCTTTCCCGTTGCACTCCACCTTGAACAGGCAGTGGGCGCATTAACGCTCCACACGGGGGTCGGAACTTATATGTTAACCATTGGACATAAAAAATGCCAACAGCAAAGTTGGCGAATCTCTCCGCCTATTCAAAATGGAAGTCACTGCGAAAATGAACATTTTATTTAATATGGCAAAATAAAAGCGGAGTTTTTTGCTCCGCTTTATAAATCATCAAATACCTTTATAATTAAAGAGAACCTTTAACATCTCTTTTTTCGCTTCTTCATAAGGTTTCTTTATTAATTTTACATATTGGGACTCAACATACAAATTAACGCCAGCATCTCCTATATTGGTAACAAGTTTATCCCTACAATCATCTCCTATTTGCAAAATTTTTCCATACAAACCATTATCAACAGCAGATAAAAGATTTATAAATTTTTCATTTAACTTTTTAAAATCTGCTTGTATATCAGATTCTATATTCCTTTTATTCGCCTCTTTTGTTTTCAATTCATTTAAATGCAACTCAAGACTATCAAAAAAATCATATACAAATTTCAAATTATAATCTAGTATCAAAGTCTTAAGCAATGCAATTTTTCTATCGGCCTCTTTAAAATTATCTTCTTTCTTATTTTTCAATTTATGACTTTGTAATAGCAAACCAAATATTGAAGAGAGCTATCAAAACCATCGCTATCTTATAGACAATATCTAACCAGTCTGTCCAATGAACTTCTTGTAAAACAGGTGAAGGAGTAGCTATAGAACATAAGGAATCTTTTACTACTGATATACTATCGATAAACACCATATTCATTTCTATTATTTATCTAAACCTGTTTTATTTTGAAGAATTCTTTCAACAGCTTCATCTAAAGGGCCTTGCAAATCATAGCCATTCGTTTCCAATTCTAATTTTTGTTCAATAATGGAACGACCATACTTTTGCACAACATTTCTAAATAATTCCTCCAAAAAAGACGGAGTTATGGAATATATATCTTTAGGAATGATTAGTTTTACCTTATCAAAATGTTCAAACAAGTCATTTAATTGACTCTTGTTACGAACATCTTCTCCACGATCCCTTCCTGTAAAAACTTTAGATTTTACGCTCCCAATTTGGCTTCTATAGTCCTCTAAATCAATTATGTTATTAATTTTGTTCATTATTCAAATCATCATCGTTAATTAACAACTTTGCAAAGATAGCTGTTCCAGGGAAATAGTTAGGTACTGTATAGACATATTTTTTATCCGGTACATCTGTTAATTTACCCGACTTATTAAAAGAAATAATTCCTCTTGAAGTGCCATTCTCATCTTTTATATCTACCAGCTTATAAGTACCATCAAATTCAATTCTTGTATTGCCAGATAAAAGATACATCCGCGAAATATTATCAGCTTTATCATTTCCTTTCAATTTAAAAAAGCTATCAATAAATTGAATTGTACCATTTCCTCTTTTACATATTTCTTTTGGAATGCAACTTACTCCCTCTTGCAAGGAATATAGCGTCCACAATGTTTCTTCTGTAAAGGCATCTTTTTTAAAAATATTACGAGATTTAAAACTGTCTGATAACTCTTTCATTTTTGCCAAACAGTCAAAATTTATAGACGAATCTTCATTGGGATATTTAAATTTCTCATAAATTGTTTGTCCAAAATTCAAAATCACCAAATTCAGCATACCAAAATGTCTTTTACCATCCATACACTCCTCAAAATACCCTATTAAATATCTATATTTTAATGAAGAATGTTCTTCTGCATTTATTAATGTTTCGCCTATGACGCAACCTAAATCTCTCATAGCTTCTCGACTAAGTTTTTTTTTCACTCTTTTCAGACAGCTATTTACATAATCCAGTAACGTTGTGGTATCAATTTCTTTTTGGGCCAGCATACTTTCATGTCCGAGTCCCTCTCCATCAAAACACCTTAATCTATATGGAATAATGTCTTTATATAAAATTCGCCGTTTTATTAACTCTGTAGGCGAGCCCACAGAATTAAGCAACCTATTTACACTTTTATCGTCTATATTCTTACCTCCTACAGAAGCTAGTCTAACATACTTATTATATATATTTCCCTTTTTGCATTTCTTTATGAAATTATCTATTTCCAATAGAATGGCATCCAAAAAAACTTGTGTTACCAAATCTACCTTCTTACACTTTTTATAATCAAGCCATATTTCATCACAAGTTTGATATATAAATGCAGAAATAATCTGTCTTAAAAGAAGATAGCTTTCTGTTTCATTTTCTATTATAGAGAAACATTCTGGAACTTCAAAGTTCCGTACCTTCTTAGATTTTTCTTTTTCTAATTTTTTTATATAAAAAGGGCTTTTGGTATCATAAACCAAATATGATAAATTTCTAGGCAGAAAAACGACTAAAGCATCCTCATATGACTTTATTTTTTTTGCTGCTAACAAATATAACCTATTTTTGTCAAACTCAAGAATTCCCTTTTTCCTGCGTTTCTTTCTTTTAGCTATACTTTTTAGCCTTCTCCTAAAACGTTTTTCGGCAAGATATACACTTATATTATAATCTATCATTAAAAAAATGGTGAATCCCTTATCAAAACATGCCCAAAGGTATTAGTGCAACCTTAACCCGATTTCACGGATTATGTCTTGAAAAGGGATTCATGTTATATTTCTCAGTATATTGAAACCAAGTCACTAATTTTTAGGAGCATTACAAAAATGTAGGTTTATTTTGACATGACAAAATAAAAAAGATTTTTTTTGCGAAACATCCATAAAAAAATCCCCATCTTTGAAAAACTATGCTCGCCATCAGTTTACAAAAAGAACAAATCTCATCGGTAAAGCTGCAATATCTACACAAAAGAGGCTTCCAACCCGTAAAAGTCTCTTTGCCGTCAAACAATATAGTATATCATTATCATGTACCAATTATCTAAAATGATACAGCCTGTAACGAACTGCCAATGTCATGGATAGTATCCAATATCAGCTTCTTACGTTCCGGTGAGGGCGTTTTCGTTCCCTTTATATAGCTTGCCAACAAACTCTGCTGAATGCCCATCCTCCGGGCAACCGCCGAGATATTCAATTCCGGATGTGAAAGGAAAGCATCCTGAATGCCAGGGGCCGGTTCTTTGGTATCATCATAATAGAAACTTTCATAGCTCATATCTTCGTCTATGTCATCCCAATGGATACCAAACGGTTCAAATTCATACTTTGCACGTTGCTCATCGGTAGCCACTAACAAGCGAGGATAGAATTTCAAAGATTGGTACAAAGTCTCCTCCTTGTCATTGGTTACATAAATCCTACCATTCTCAAACCATAATTTAATAATCTTCATATCAACCTCCTTCTTTATATTGAGAAGCATGGGGGATTAAAAATCCCCATGCAATTTTTTCCATTCTTCCTGGATAACTTCCAGATTTTCCTCTAAAATCGCTCTTGCCAAACTCAAGTCTTTAGGTTTCATACCTTTGTTCTCTATCAATTTGACTTCGTCTCTGATTTCAAACTTGGCTTGCCCGTCTTGGCTGGTGACATGGCAATGCGGTGGCTGGTGTTCCGCTGTGTAGATTTTAAATTTCAATCCGAATAAAATTAAAACTGTTGGCATATCATATTGTTTTTTGATTACACTACAAAGATAGGATATAATTTTATATCCTACAAATATTCATCCGATAAAAGATATAAAATTATATCCTTTTAACTTTAAACAAATCCCCCGCCGTGGTTGAAGGAACGGAAAAATAAAAAAATACCTCTCTGCCCGGTACATCCTTTGAATAGACAATACCGGGCGTACCTGCATAGGTGCAAAAAACAGACAGAAAGCACTGCTTTCTACCGTTAAAACGCGAAAATTCCGTGTGGTTAAGTTTGGTTATGCCTGTACCCTATACAGTATCTATAACCAAGCGTACCACACGGAATTTTCGCGCGCCCCCACTCCTACGGGCGACTTCCCACCATATTCGGGCGTTTTTCAACCGAGAAACGCCCTTTAGAAAACTACATTCCATTGAAAGACAAAGAACAAACCCCATTCCTGTGATAAAATCGCAGGAATGAAACAGCTTGCTGCCCGAGCCGCGCCGTCGTCCGTTTGCAATCGCAGCCGCCCGCCCGCATTCGGAAATATGACAAAATATTTACAGTCCCGTAGTTTCGTGCCCGTAGTGCGCCCTATCCCACCCATACCGGCACACCATACAAAAAAGCCCTGCTATCCTCACGGACAACAAGGCCAGGCTAAACGAAATCAACAAAAAAAAGTGTTATACAGAGGCAGCACCCGATACACTCCTGCCTATCCTCCACACACGAATATATTCCTTTCTCAATATGAAATATTTCAGTGCATCCGTCAAGTTGGTAGACTCCTTAGGCAGTCTGTGCGTAGGCAATTTATCCCCAGTCTTCTGCTTGACTATCAGACTGGCACTGTTAGGACCGCTCGCTATTTTGGTTTCCGTCACTTCCATTTCCGACATAAGGTTCGGACAATTATATTGGTCTATCAACAACAGAAACAGATTGCGCTCCAGGTTCCCGCTCAGCAAGTCCATAAAGAAACGATATTCCAGGTTACTGCCGATATTCCCCTGTCCCAAAGACATTAGCTGCACTTGCCATCCGGTACGATTACCGTCAGCATCCGTTTCTATGTTCTTCTTTATCTGCGTAGCCATATCCGCACCTACCCCTTTGTAGTTATTCATGGCACGGTCATAATACAGCTTCAGTATTTTACGTCTGTGCGGTTTGAAGTAGTACAGAAACCTATCCGCCAACACACGCACACTGTTCGGTGGAAGCGTGTACAGTTCTTTCATCACGCGCATGATATGCCCGCTCCTCTGCCCAAAAACCATGGAAAGCATATTGCCCGCATCCATGCCTGCTTCCAGCGGCTTGCTCACATCCAGGTAACGAAGAACTGTGCAGTCCTGTTCCCACCCGAACGGATGCCGTTCTATCACTTCATTCAGATAGCCGTCCGAATAAAAATGCTTCATCGCCAGATTACAATAAAACATCTGGCCAGCCTCCAATTTCGGAATGATGGAAAGCACATTGCATTCCAAACCCTCAAGCCCTTCCGCAAACTCATCCGTGAACCAGTCCTCACCCAATACATCCGCATTCACATAGGAAGAAGATATGAAAAAAAACGATACACCGCGACGCGTCTTTATCCAGCGGGCTTCCCAGCGTTTCATGTTCTTTCCGGCAAGTTCCAGAGAACGCCCGGCGGCCGTCAGCTTTGCCTCCAAAGACCTGTCGGTCCGGAAACTATTCTTCAGCTCATTATAATGCTGCAAGCAGGCCAGGTATTCTCTTTTCGTCTCATTGTAGACAAAACCGGTACGCAGCATCAGCAGTATCTTTTTCTTATCATTCTGCTTCGCCAGCTTCAAAATCCAGTCATATTCGCCCAAATGGTTTGGGTTCGGCATATCGGTCGTAAGGGTACGACTGCGATACCAGACACTGTCCCCATACTTCACCCGAAAGCCACGCACCGCCTTCAGCAAGTTCGTGAACTTTTCTTCCGGGAAATACTTCACCTCGTCCCCGAATACGCCTACATAAGAGCGTCCCGCACCGATTGCCGGACGGTCCAATGAGATAAAAGTGAAGTTAAAGCCGGTGTAGAACACCATTGTATTTCTCCAATCGGAGCACACGTTGTACATCCGTTCCTTCCACTCCTGAGGCGGTTCTTTGTTTATCACATAATGGCTGTCAAGTTCCCACCCCAGCATAGACAACCCGTCAATAAGAGAGGGGATGATATTCTTGTGCAAATCCGAATAGGTATCCGACACCCATGCAAACGGCGCACCCGGACAATCGTGCGCAACTTCCTGCACCCGTTCCGCAAGCACCTGCACTGTTTTGGCAGAAGCACGCCCGGCAACCCAATAGAGCGACCATGGCATCATAACCGATATGAGCTGAGCCATCCAATTGGAATAGCGCAGCTCCACATCATCCAATATCTTTAGTTTTTTCTTCCTGGTCATCGAGCATTTCTTCAAAATCAATATCAACCACATTGGCATCACGTTTCAGCCGTACCTTCTCCCTGGATGGTATATCCGGCATCGAGTCAATCTGAGCAGCCAACAGATTCCGGTTGGCAGAAGGAAGCCCCACCTTTTCCGGGTCAAGGTCATACACCTTGAAAGGCTTCTCATCCAGTTCTTTCGGCTTCACCGGGTCCGGTCTGTCAAGCTGCTTAATCCTGGCAGCCTGTACGGTCAGATTGCCGTACACTTCCATGTCTTTGGAGTTAACTGCGTTCTGAAGAACCACATGGGCAGCTTTCATCAGATTGTCAAACACCATGTTCCGGTGCGCATTGTTCTCTATGGTATCATTCAGGTAGAACAGATTGATGGCTTCACTGTACATCTGCCTGGCACGCATCCGTTCCACATTAAACGGCTCGTGCATCAGGAAAGCGATTGCATTGTCCTTACCATATTTACGATTTATCCCCACCAGGGCATACAGCGCATTATAGTAATCCAATTCATCACCGGTCAGTTCTATCGTACATCCTGAAGCAATGTAGTCCTGCAAGGTCTCAAAATAAGATTTTTCAAACATCAGCCTATATCGTCATAAAATATCTTACTAATCGAATTACGATACCCGGTCGCCTGGCGGAACTTATCAAACCGCTGCGCCTGAGTCACGTTATCCCCCGTCTCCGCACTGGCAGCCATAGCCAAACCCTCTTTGGCCCGTTGTAACAACTGCCCACGTTCATAATGGTATTTCAACGGAGACCCTACAAGGTTGAAATACCAGATAAAATCCGTTTCCGGAACATTGTAATACATTGCAATCTGTTTCGGCTCATAACCGATACCGGCCAGCCGTCCCAGTTCATCCATGTCTATCCGGTCAAACCATGGCGGATCTTCACGCCATTTTACCACTTCGTCCGCTACGAAACTCATACACTTCCTTGTTTTTTAAGAATACATACTGCTCTTCCATTGCATTTTCCCCGTAATTTCCCGACCCCTCAACAACAAAATAACCTGCCGTTGTGTCAAGACAGGTTATCTTCTTATGACTCCAGGAGAAAGACAACTCAATCGTTCCTTCCCGGTAGAGCTGCATCAGCCGTTCAAATACCTTCGGCATCCAGAACTTAATCGTTTCCGAAATATGGAGATGAATGACGCCGATAAATCCTTTTTCCTTCCAGCGGAGCAGCGCATTAATGATACGCTCATTCGTCGAATAGGTCGCTACATACAAATGATTCACCTGTCCTGCATGCTTTATCAGATACACAATAAAGGTAAATGCCGTAAAACTCTTCTTTGTCTCGATAAAAAACGCCTCGTTTTCCTTAGGCAAACGTCCGCATAATTCTTTCAAGCTATTCAGCTTGAACGTCAACATTGTTTCAAAACGTCTGGTGAAAATACAGGAATCGGACATTTCTTTCCGGAGTTCCTCCAAATTAAAATAATAACTCATTCCAACAGACGATTTATATCTGCCAGCTCCTTCTCATAGCCGGCCAACTTTTCACGGCGAATCGCATCCAAATGCGGTTTATCCCCTTTCGCCAGTTCCGACTTAACCCGCCAAATATTATTCTCCACCTGTCTCAGCCTACGTACCAGTTCCTTGACCGGAAGTTTCAGAAGCTCACTCCTGCGGCGGAACTCGGCAAAAGCCGGATGTTTTCCCAACAGCGAGTGGTTTTCCTTGTAATAGTTCAACTCTTCCCATATCATCCGATTACCGATATAGCTATCAATCAGTTCACGACTGACAGTAGCGCATTCTTCCAAAGAGGTGCAATCGCGCAATTTCCGGTGTAACCGCACATAAGCATGATACTTGCTGAACTTACGCGAAACAAGCGCTTCCAGCTCCATGGGGCAGTCCGGTTCATTCAGGAACGGAAATTCTTCACGGAAAGAGAGCGGCTCTCTCCGTGAAGCACTTCCCGTAAGCTCCCTTCAATTCTCAAAATCGGAAGAAACCGGGAAACATTTATCAAGGAATTTTTCCAACCAAGAAGAATACCCCGAAACAGCATTGTTCATAAACACCTTACGGGATAAGATATCAATCACCTTATTCTCATCCGGACTCTGCGATACTACAGGCAGCAACACCTGGTCGGTTTTCCAATCAAGATACACCGGCTGTGTCGGATATGGATGGGAATTATAATAAACAGAAGTAAACAGGTAACCTCCCTTTTCCAGTTCCGGGAACCGTTCAAACATCGCAGTCAACTTCTCTTTATCAAACAATACCGGAGTATGGGTCTCATAATTCAGGCATGGCAAACCGTTCTTTTCCAACAACATTGCGGTCTGTTTCATATTCTCCGCATAAAGTCCCTTGAATCTCATCGGAACAAGCTTGCCCGATACTTTAGGAAGTGCGATGTGTGGCAATGCAACCGGATTCATAACATAGATATCATCATTACTCCAGATGAAATATCCGGTCACTTCAGGAGAAGCTACAGCAATTCTCAATTTAGCGAGTGTATCAACCTGCGCATTATCGGATACACGCTGATGCTCGATAAAGGTAATTTCTTCGCTGAACCAAGCCTCACGGTCACCGATGACCACCACATTGATTCCGAAACGTACATTCTCCTGCCAGGAGCGTAAAGCATACAGCAGCTCTCTGCCCTGAGCAAATTCCCTGCAATAAGGAATAACAACCGTTATATGGTCCTGAGCCGTAGCATTCACTTTTTCCATTTCAGACAAAGCCTCCTGTTCCGGCGCTGCCATACCATCATTCACATCTGCATGGGTGATATCCACCTTTGTTAACTCATCTTTTTCAGTTTTCTTTTTCGTTGCCATAATTTATTTTTTTTATTCGATACAAAAATATCCCCTATCAATATCCTATAAAAGGACAGAGAGGCGCATGCCAAGCAAACGCCTCTCCTATAACCAACCTTTAAACAAAACTACATTCCATCTCCGTCAGACGACAATTCCGAAGCAGGCGGCAATCCTAAAACAGCGTTGATTTCCTCGCTGTCCGTTGCCGGAATAAGGCTCTTGGCTATATGGCCGATAGTGCCACCGCGTAAAGAACTGGCCAGATTAATGGTATTCTTATCCCCTTCCTTGTTATCCTGAGAATCCGCCTTGGTCATCTTGAGCGGAGTACACGGTGTTCCGGCAATCTTCGCATCATCCCCCGAACACCCGAAAACAATCGCCCCCAGGTTCTCGTTGATGTTGTTGTTAACAAACTCATCATGTTCCAGCTCCGTACCCGGATGCTCATAATCCACGTGGTGAATGAATCCGCGCGCATCATCTTCCCCCTCACTGGTATGATAGATGTTTATTGTAGAATCCGTAGCATACACCGCTATCGGTTTTTTGCCTTCCGCCATTTCAAAAGCGGTCACCTTCACGCCCTTTTCATCACGGGTGCAGGTCTTAACGTCCTCCCAACGGAAAAGCATGACATAGGACTTCTTCCCTTTCGGACGTCCGGCGTTCGATGTCTTTTTCGGTACTGATACCATTGTATAGTTTTCACTCATATATACCTCCTTTCATTTCAAATGCCATCATCAGAAGCCGAAGAAACAGAAGCCTCTTCTGCCGGCGGCAGATAAGCGAAAATAGCTTCAGCCAGCCAAAATCCGGTAGCCTCCCACCATTCCGCAAAAATCTTCACATCGTAATTCTCTCCCTGCATCCAAACTTTTGCACTCTGAGGGTCCTTACTGCGCAGATGTTTGAAGTTCTCTTTCGGTGTGATGAAGAACACACCCGTACCTCGCATGCCTTCAAGCGGCACAAACGAGAACTTGGAAAAATCGACCTTGATTTTCTCACCGTCCTCATTCTTCAGCCAAGGATATTTTTTACGATATGCCTTACCATAACGTGTTACCAAGTCCGGGTCCGCATGGATAAACATGGACTTTTTCTTGTACAGAGGTTTCACTTCCTCAACCGCTTTCTCTATCTGGTCAACCAGTGTCGCATCCTCGAGCTTCTCACCATCGAGCAGCCAGGTTATCGCTTCATTATTCGCTTTCTTGAGTTTCTTCAATTGGGTGACATAACCGTCCATGACGTCATTAGCATCCGTAGCGGCATCACCGTCCTTTGTAGCCGAAGTTTCCTTAAACTCACCAACCGCCAATGCGATTTCGCGTTCCTCGTCCAGTTTTGGGAATATAAGCTGATACAAGATGTATTTCACTACCGGCATATCTTCCGGTTTCAAGTTCTCATCATACAGATAGCCGAGAATATCCTCCATGATGTCCGACGGCGTAATGGGAACGTTGATTTTACACTTGTAGTTCTTTATTGTCAGCGGAGTGAACTTAGACTTGCCTTTAGGCGTCCACTTCGGAACGAACTGCTGAAGCACTGAATCAATGGCAGCCTGCTGCGCACGTACTTCCGTCTTATCCGTTACCAATGTTGACATGTACTTCGTGGACTCCGTAGTACCCATCAGTCCTTTGAGTATCTCAATCCGTTCCGAAGATACATACTTCCCAAACTCCTTCTGGAGTTCAGTTGTTTCAATGGTCGAGTTACCACTGTATGCCGCACCTTTGAAAGCTGCGTCCAAATAGCGGTTATGCGCCAGACTCATGTCCGGTTTAAACTTATTACCCATCTCTGATTTACCCCCATCAACCTGCTGACCGGCATCCGGAACCGGTTCTTTTGTCATTTTTTCTATTTGCGCATCTTTTTGGGCAATCTCATCCTTCAGAGCTTTCACTTTATCATCCAGTTCTTTCAAGGATTTACGTGCCTGGGCAAGCGCTGTCGCGTTACTGTCGCGCTCCCGTTCCAATTCCGTTCTCACTTCATCGATAACCGCTTCCTCTGCATTCCTACCTTCTTTCTCAAATTCGGCGAGATCCTTTTTAAAGGCTTCGACGAATACCGCCCCGTACTTCTGCTTCAACTGCTCTTCCTGCGTAGAAAGAAGGATTGATTTTCCTTTCTCGTCTTTCGCAAAGGCCGAGATGCCCAAAAAGCCAAGTACCACGCTCATTACTTTTCCAAACATACTTTCAGGATTTTGAGTTGATATAATTGTTAATTGTCATTTCCGCATTGATTTCCCGACTACGCCGTACAGCATAATCCTGGTTACCGATACTATCTATAAGTCCAACTTTCAGCGCATCTTCCGCATAGAACATGCGTCCGCGAAGCAGTCCTTCAGTCTCCTGTTTCAAACATTCCCCCCGGTTCTTCCTGACATTCGCCTGAAAATCCCTTGCCAACGGGTCCAGTTCTTCGTCACGGATGGAAGCGTAATCACCTTTCTTGGCCGCTTCAAACGGAGCATTCTTGTAATCGGAAAGATTGGAGTAAATAGTATGCACCTTAACACCGGCATTTTCATAATACTTAGCATAATCCGGAAAGCTCATCATCACACCGATACTGCCGAACTCGGCAGATATGGTATTCGAGGCAATAATCTCATCACAGTAGGAAGCAGCATAATAAGCAGCCGATGCACAAAGGTCACAATGTGCAACAACCGCTTTTCCTTTACTTTTTGCATAAAGAATGGCATCGACCAGCGGTGCAATGGCATCCACTGCACCGCCACCGGAATCGATGTCACACAAAACAGAAGAGATATTAGCCGAGTCAGCCGCGTCACGAATAAGGGCCGCATATTCCGTTGTCCCGTAACTGCAATACGTACCATACTTCAGCATAGTACCATGAACCGGAATGATAGCCGTACTACCTTGCGGAGCATCGCTGAAGCTATTGCCGAGTCTTGCGCTACGCCCATCTTTTGTCGCAATCATCAGCGGTATAGCTTCACGCTCAGACAACCGACCGGTATCCTGACTATTAAAGTCGCGTTCCAACAGTTTATCGACAACAAGCAGGTTGGATTCAACCTCCCGGAACGAAACGAACCATTTGCCCCGACAGACCGCACTATATAAATTTGAAAACGCCATTATATTTGTATCTACTAATAAACGATACAAAGGTACAACAGCGCCACCCGCTTAAAAGGACTTTAAATTTTTGGCAAACTCCGCACTATCACGTTTAAAAGAGAGGGTTAATTTCAAAGGAGAACCTGCATATTCCGTTGAGAACGACACCGGGAACTGGTCCGTGCCTACCACCTTGCAGTCACCATTCGATAAATCGAGCAGCACCAGCCCTTCCTGCCGTACCAGCTCCTGTATTCTCCCCATATTGGCTTTTCCCGTATCCGTAACAACAGCCTTAAGCTCTTGTTTCACTACGCCTCCGGACGTATCGCAGCTCTCTTTAAACTCTCCGGAAGATATTCCGATAACTTCCCAGCCACCGCGGACCCTAATAAAATCCGCACCTGGAAAATTTCCAACCGAAGCATCCGCTATCGGAAGAAAACGCATGCCGCATACCTGCGACCGTCTGTCATCCTGATTCATTTTAGTTAAAAGTTTAAGTGATATTCAATTGAAAATCCGTTTTTTACTTAAAGTTTAACAGATTAAATAATGTTAATCAAAAAGGGTCAGTTGTATGTCATGGTTCACTTCCTTGACAATCCGCCGGCGATTACGATAATCATACTTCTTCACCGCATCATAATTCAATGCGTTGGCCTTGATATTATAGGCAGCCAGAAAGGCCTTGATAATCCTATCCTGCTTATACCCTTTCTCATAGCCTGAAACAAAGTACTCACGAATACGGATGCGGAACGATGCCTCGATATAGTCGCGAAGCATCTGCTGTTTCCACTCCGGAATATAAATAAAATTCTCTTTCAGGATAAAATGATTCCATTCACGGATAGGAAGGCACAGCTTTATCGGATGGTCCTTAAGGGACTGCTGGGGCGGACGGTCACTGACTGTCACCATAGCCTGAATAAATTTGCCCAGGTCATTGGCCGATGTGACCTGTATATATTCGTCAGTTCCCCTTGTACACCCAAATTCATGGTAAAGGAAATCATGCAGATAAGGTTGCAGTTCAATCGTTACATAAGGTTTCATATCATAAATAGTTGGTTTCTATGCAAATATAGTCACTATATATAACATTGCCCGCTATTTTTCCGGCAAAATTCAACGCATAAAGTAATACATTTTTGCTCTCTACACCTTCTACAATTTCTACAATCTGCATAAACAAGTATATATCAACAATATAACGGTTTTATTATTGGGTAATAAGTGTAGAAAATCTGTCTATAAAGTGCCATTTTGTAGAAGAAATATAGAAAAACTGCATTTTGTAGAAAGTTGTAGAAATGTATAGAAGTCGTTTTTATATACTAATACATTGATTTATAACATTGTAGAAAGTGTAGAAAGTGTAGAAGTATTTTTTTCCTCAAAATAAAGCCTATATTCGAGTATAGAAAGTGCATAAAAAAGCCCCTACCTTCACAGGCAAGGGCCTCTCTCACAACTATGATAGACGTTTTAAAACATATATGGAGAATTGCCGTTTTCTTTCGCTTTATAATCTTGAGCATCACTTTCTTCTATCTCCGATACTCCCATGTCAATATTGAGATTGATGTTGTAGTTCTCCATCAACTCAGTATAGTCAAAACAAAGTGCTTGTTTCGTACTACTTGTTTTGCGATAATACTTTTTACCGTCGACCTCTACTTCCTTAGTGACTTCAACCCCCTTTTGTATGTTCTTGAAACGGACTGAGTTCTGCACGCCCAAGTATTCCTTAGAGTTTTCGATGTAGAATTTCAGTGATTCAGTAGGTAACGCATTGTCACCTACCTGGCGGGCAAACTTCTTATACAACATAAAGATACGGTCGGTTTGCATTCGTAAAACAGGGCGCGGCTGTTTGAATACCAAATCTTTGACTTTATTAGTCTTTAGACCGGAGAGATAATCTATCCGAAAATCCGCCTCCAGGAATATCTCGCCATCTTGTTGCAAGTAACTGACCACATTCCAGAAATTAGCCAGTTCGTTATTGCTTTTACATTCACGGTTCTGCCGGATGATACCATCGACACAGATGCCCAACAGGTCCCGATACATGAATGGTACATCCAGTACAGCTTCAAGTGTGCGGAACGCAGCCAATGGTATCACCCAGTTTCGTTGTATGCGGTCTTCAATGGACTCGCCTTTCAAGCGGTCGTTTAAATCATCCATACACTGGCGATAATTAGTAGAGAAATCTGTCTCCATTTTTGCACGGTGACGCAGCAGCTGTAAAGTTAGATGTGAAAGTCCCAAATCCCGAATGCTTTTGCACTCGTCAAACGCTCTTTTTTCTGATGTTGAAAATTCTGTTTTTGTAAAAGTTAAGTATATAAGTCGAGAAAACAAGGCAATGTCTATTGTCGGCATTTCTTGCCCGGATAGAATCACACCGCAATCCACACAGGTAATTTCTCTTTTTTTATCTCTGTCCATGTTCATCCGGCTACGGCCGGTACCATCCCAAATCCCCTTCAGGAACTCCCGTTTGTCAAGGTCTATACTATTTTTGTACTCGTCAATGTGTACAAGAGAATTGGCGCATTGAGCCACCGCATCACCCAATGCAGCAATGGTGGCATTTTGGATATTGGGCGGTGTATTCTTGATGATGAAGAACGACATCAGGCTGTGACCGAGTTCCGACTTACCACTACCTTTCGGACCGAATAAGTTCAGAATGGGGAAACTTTTCGTCTGGCCAACGATTATATCCCGAAAGAGAGAAGCCAGCAGGAAGCAAATACCCACTTTAGCATTATCGCCAAATACCTGCACCAGTTTGTCGCTGTATTCCCTCAAGCTGACATTATTATAAGAAGTATACACAAACCGCCGTTCGAACTGGAATAATTTAATATCATCGCGATAAATGGTACTACATCCTGGCAGATAGAAATTACCTCCTTGCAGGCGCACAATACCGTATTCATCGGCGGTATGCCATTCAGTATCGAAACAGCCATTGCCATACGCAAAGAAACCTTGACGCTGCCACCCCAGTTGAGTAATTTCAAGAGCTGTTTCTGTTTGCTCGTAAAGGAACATCTTCAATTTAGTCAGTTCTTTCTCGGAAGCCAGCCAAATGTAATTACCCAACCCTTCTACCTTTTGTTTGAATTTGGAGAGTGAAACCAAGTCTTCTTGCTTCATCTCAATAATTTCTTCCTGCTTATTCTGGTTTTTGATACGATACAAACGTTTGGGAAGCAAGGAGTCTTTGATATGAAACATAGGCATCATAATAAAGTTACTCCACTGTACCGGCTTGCCTGTTTCACCGGCCAATGCAAAGTAAGCGTTGTACTCTTCATAGAAACCGTATTTACCCAACAGGTCACGGTCTATTTTCTTGCTCTCACTAATAACCTGCTTTGCCTTGTCCAGTTTCTTCGCGCGGTTAATGGCCGTCTGCCACAGTTTTTTATCTTCATAAAAAGATTGCAGCTGCTTGAGGTACATAGATTCTTTTACCTCGTCTTTGACCATCACAACCATTGCACTAATAGTATTGATGGCATCGCTCCGCTCTTCGGTAGTGTTTACATCCTGAAATATATGCTGGGCATACCAAGGAATAAAATCGACTTCCTTTAATTCCTGAAACTTCTGTATGCTTGTACAATAGGTATCCGGGTCATTCTTGCTCTGCGCTTCTCCCAGGGGCAACTCCTTGACCGATACACCCAGTCCGGATTTCATGGCCAGCAAACCGTTACGCATCGTATTGCGAATACCTGCACCTAATTTTTCTCCTTTCTCAAAATTAGGTGGGTCTGCATCAGGAAGAAAACAGACCTTGGTCGCATACTTCTTAAACTGTTCCATCTGACTTTCTGTCCATGCTCCTCCAAGCGGTGCCACAGCATTATTAACCCGAATCCGCTTCAGCTGCATCGCATCAGGAGCACCCTCTACCAAATAAAACTTATCGTCTTTGGCAGCCTGACGTATAGCCGTATCGATACCGAAAATAGAATCCTGTTTATGGTATATGTCACTTTCGTTGGAGTTTATATATTTAGCCGCCGATTTATCTCCGGAACAGTCACGAGCGGTGAAGCCTATTATCCTACGAAACTTGTCACGAATGGGAATCATTATGCGATTACGATAACCATCATAGACATTACCTCTCTCCCCGGTTTTCAACAACCCCATCTCTTTCATCAGTTCAATGGACAAGCTGGAAACCTGGGCAAATTTGAGTAAATCATCCCATTTTTCAAGAGCAAATCCTATGCCCATCTCTTCGGAGAATTCCATCCCCCAGCGGCTTTTGACATACTCAAACGCGTTTTTATTAGCCTTGTCAAGCAGATTTTTACGAAAATGTTCGGCGCATCTTTGATTGATAACGAACATGCTTTCTCGCTTCATCCGTGCTTGCTCTTGCTCTGGAGTCAGTGTTTCTTCCTCAATGGTGATACCGTAACGTTTTCCAAGTGCACGGACTGCCTCCGGAAAAGTCATGGTTTCGTGCTCCATGAGAAAACCTATAACGTTCCCACCCTTACTGCATCCAAAACAGTGCCAGATACCACGCGCCGGATTCACGACAAAGCTGGGTGTCTTTTCTTGATGGAACGGGCAACATGCCTGGTAGTTGATGCCTTTCTTTTTGAGTTCGACATATTCGCTTATCACGTCTACTATGTCGGCACGGTCGATGATTTGTTCTATTATCCTTTCGTCTATCATTGTTATATCTATTCGGCCCTATCTCCTGAGGATGACAGTGCCTTGTTCTTCTAAATAGTAGCTGTGTACTCCGTATAAGTCAAACTCGCACAAACACGAATACACACATTTCATGAAAAGGTCATAATTCTCCGGACTAACCTTTTCAAGCACCCGGAAAGATTCACCAGGCTGCATCCCATACAGCCTGATGAACACTTTATTATAGTATTCCGCCAATTTCTCCATCCCCATTGACTCGATATAAGACGGGATCCAAGATTGACTATTGTCTGGAAAATATTGAAGTAAATCCATATTCTAAACATTGAGCGGATACAAAGGAATTGTTTTGCAAAAGAGTTATCAAGGACGTTATTTATATGTTTTAAAACCTCTGCACAACATTTCAGCCATTATAATGTTGATTCCGTGATGCTCCTTGAGATTTTCCGGATTTTTCCCGGTCAATGTCACACTCAAATTCTCCTTGCGGTAATCACGCTCCACATCAAAGTATAGTTCCTGTCCTCTGTCATCGTGGAAAGTTATCCGGCATCTTTCCACCAATCCACCCAGTTCTGAAGCGTCCATCCACAAGTCCGGCTTTTTATCCATCTTCAGATGGCAATATCTGTGTACTTTACCACTCTTACGAATCAGCTCCACTTCGACGATTGTCGCTATCTGATTTGTACGCAGGATGCGTACTTTCTGCCCTTTTTTCATTGATATTTCCTTTTTATTCATTTCTATACAGTTTTATTTATTTTGTCATTTCATCTTTATACTGTTTATATTCAGCCCCAGCTATCTCCGTTTTTATGAAAATCCAAAATGGCTTTTTGTATCTCTTCATCATTTTTAGGCTCATGGGTATATCTCTCATGGCAATAACAGTATTTACTGCCATAAGAACAGGTATTATAAGTTCTATTCAATTCCTCTCCAACTCTCCAACGTGCATGAGGGTCAGGAATTCTTCCCTCTTGTAACCATTGCCAATGAGTTTTCATTTTCCCCCGGTATTCGGCATTCTGTTTTCTCTTCTCTTCCCGTTTCTTGGCTACATCCCGATATTCCTTCCTTTTGGCAGAGAGGATGGCTTTTGCAGCTTCCTTATCTTCATGTACTTCACAGTCTTTGAAATAGACAGCTTTGGCAGAGTAATAACAATTAGTCCATTGTTCTGTACCTTCCGCCCCCTCATTGGGTATAAAACCCTTTTTAGCCCATTGTAATGCCGTTAATATTTCCATAGTCCATTCCTTTTTTCATTTTCTCGGAAGTATAGACCGTTATCCATTTATTGGAATAACTGTAATAAAGCAATCCTAAACCCATCATTCCGCACATTTGTAAAACTGCATCTTCTACATGCTTTCTGCTAAACACTACTTCGGTTTGCAACTTCTGGACTTTAACATCCGGAAACTTCTTTTTGAATGTTGTTTTAGTAACCATA